CGACTTGAGCGGTGCCGACTTGAGCGGTGCCGTCTTGCGCGGTGCCGTCTTGAGCGGTGCCGACTTGCGCGGTGCCGACTTGAGCCGTGCAATAAACATGGTCAAGGTGATGGGGGTTGAGCCAGGAAATACATACTGGAAACGGTTCAATGCTGGACTTTGTAACCATAAATATCAATTCCGTGTTGGTCTCAACTGTCTTTTAGATGACGAAGTGTTCGCCTCTAACGAGAGGGAATTATGCTCATATCCCGGTTTCCATTTCGCCTCTCGCTCGTGGTGTGCCGCAAACTACCCGTATAGGCCGCTAGAGGCAAGAATACGGATACCTGAAGATGCTCAAATAAATGAACCGTGGGCGACGGACGGCAAAGCGAGCGCTGACAAGATTGAAATATTACAAGTGTTCGATGTGGCTACCGGAGAGGATGTGACTGATAAATACAGGAGGGAAACAGAATGACCGGAAGGAAACCAAAATCAAAAAAGAAATGCTACGTATGTGGCGACCCGGTAGAGGGTTTGGGCTTATGCAATAGGCATTATCACAGGCTGAAGAAGTATGGATCTCCTTATATTCTAAAGAACAGGCCAGACGGGACAGGCACGATAGACGATGGCTACGTATCAATTATGAAAAATAAGCAGAGGAAAAAAGAGCACGTATGGGTAGTAGAAGAAATACTGGGTAAAGAACTGCCAAAGGGGGCTATTGTGCACCATGTCGATGGCAACAGGTCGAATAACGTCCCCAGTAATTTAGTGGTTTGCCAAAACCGGTCCCATCACATGCTCATTCATAAAAGAAAACTGGCATATGAAGCCTGCGGGATGGCCGATTTCAGACAATGCAGGTATTGCAAGGCATGGGTTAGTGTGACCGAACTAGTGTATGCAGACAGGAGACACTTTCATAAAGAATGCCGACTGAAATATTCCAGAGAATACGCAAGAACAAGAGCAATGGGAGGTGCTGTAAATGGATAACACCTGCCCACACTGCGGCAAGACCGGAGCAATCGTTAAAGACAACTGGTACCCGCACCACGCTGCGCGCTGCTATTCGTGCGGGTACTGGATAGATATGTCCCTCCCCGGAAAAATGGCCGCATTCGGCCGGAAAGAATGGCTGGAAACAGGGGCAAAGTCCGACAAGGACCAGCGCCCGGTCAAGTGTAATGAATTCGTACCGTGCCCTGTCGTCGGCTGCGTCGGCAAGATGATGCGCTCCAATCCGCGCGGCATGTGCGGGGCGTGCGCCTCCCTGCTGCGGAATTGGGAGAACGGAAGAAAAACCATGCCGGCGCCGCTCCAGCAGGATGCGGACGGCGTGTGGCATCGGGCGAAACGAGCGTATGTGATGGAGGCGGCATGAAAGTCCAGACCCTACAGACCGCCGCAACCTGTTCCCGGTGCGGCGCGAAATGCTATACGGGGGAAAAGGTATTGATGGAACACGGACCGGTGTGGCCGGTTATCTGGTGTGAGGATTGCGCGAGAGATTGCGCAGGAGAGGAGTGACGGTGACGGAATTATACGAATGCTCGTGTGGCAGGATCTACACCTCACCAATAGGTGTATCGCTGTGCCAGAGCAATCGGCACGGCAGCGGGAAAGATACCCTGGGTGACCGAATCCGGTTCCTGACTACGCTTGAAACGGAGTACTCCGTGACGTGCGCGGAGTGTGGGGAGAGGCTGCGGGCCAGGGTCTACAGAGAGCAGGGCAGCATCAAGATTGATGTGTTGCCGCATGTTTGCCCAATTTCAGAGGGGGAGGAATAAGGGGAATGGGAGCAATCCAGGAATATTCACAGACAGAGGCGGGATTACAGGAACTCCGCGGCCGCATGGCTGGCGTGGTTTACGACGTAGCGACAACTAAGGGTATGGACGCGGCGAGAAAGGACCGGAGAGAATGCGTCACCCTCAGAACGTCCCTTGAAGCCATGAGGAAGGAAATTAAGCAACCTGCGCTGGAACGGTGCAAGCTCATCGACACGGAAGCCAAGCGCATCACCGAGGAGATCCTGAAACTGGAACGTCCGATTGATGAGGCCATCAAGAGCGAGGAGGCCCGCAAGGAAGCCGAGAAGGCCGAGAAGGCCCGCATTGAAAAGGAGCGGGTGGACGGTATCCGGGCGAAAATAGTCACCATCAAAGAATACCCGATCAAGGCTATCAACCTGAGTGCCGCAAAACTGGCCGAGGTTTTGCCCAATGTGGAGTCGGTCCTTATCTCCGAAACGGAGTATCAGGAATTTACCGGCGAGGCTCAGTTTGCACTAATGGAATCCGTCTCCAAACTGAAGCAAATCCTTAACGAGAAACAGGCCGCCGAGGCCGAGGCCGCCAGGATTAGGGCCGAGCAGGAAGCGGAGGCCGCACGACTCAAGGCCGAGCGCGAGGAGGCCGAGCGGAAAGCGGCTGAAGAAAGGGCGGCGCTGGAAGCCGAACGCGCCAAGCTGGAAGCCGAACGGAAAGAGCAGGGGCGCGTCCAGGCCGAGCTGGAAGCAAAGGCCAAGGCGGAACGCGAAGCGGAGGAAGCCCGCCTCCGTGAAATCCTCGAGAAAGAAGAGGCTGGACTCCGGGCGAAGCGCGAAGCCGAAGAAAAGCGTATTGCCGAGGAACGGGCGAAGCTGGAAGCGGAAGCCGCGGCGAAACAGGCCGAGATTGACCGCCAGAAGCGCGAACTGGAAGCGGCCAAACTGAAGGCCGAAACCGAGGAACTTCTGAGGCAGGAGAGGGAAGTGGCCCGGATCGCGGAGGAGAAAGCGAAGGCCGACCGGATGGTGACGTGTCCCAGGTGCGGGCATGAGTTTGAGCGGGGGGTGGAAACGTGAAGGTTATCGCCAAGATAGACAGCGATGTTTACCTCTGTCAGGTGAGGCACGCCGAAATTGAGAAGTACCTGGGCCTCTACTACAACAAAATGGGGACACTTAAAGTAGGCGATGAGGTTGATATGGGGCAAGGGTACAATTTTTTCCATCAAACACAGGATGCCCTCAAAAAAACAGAGGAGTTCATCACGTCAAACAAGAAAGTAATCGAAATGATAGTGACCGGAATATCAGTAATGACGAGAGGAGACAAAGAAGATGAACAGCAACCTTGCTGAGAAAATATCTCCGCACCACACAGCGGAATCTGAATGGTATCAGGCGAGGATGAGGGGCATAGGTGGCTCCGATATCGCGGCAATCATGGGCCTGTCGCGCTACAAGACCCCGCTACAGGTCTACAAGGAGAAGCGGGGGGAGGTCGGGCCGACGCCTGATAACTGGCGGATGCTGGTCGGTAGAACGCTGGAGCCGGCGATCCGGCAGTTTTACGCCGACGAAACCGGTCATGCCGTCATGGTTCCGGACGGCATCCTGACCTGTGAGAAATATCCCTTCCTACTGGCGAACCTGGACGGGTACACGGACGAGCCGCGAGTGGTGGAAATAAAAACCGCCGGGAGCGGCCGCGAATGGGGAGAGCCGGGGAGCGCGGATATCCCACAGGAGTACCTGTGCCAAGTACAGCACTACATGATCGTGACCGGGTACGAGGTCGCGGATGTGGTTGCGTCAATCAGCAACCGGGAGCCGGTTATCTATACCGTGGAGGCCGATTACGAGTTGCAGGAGATGATGATCCATGAGGCCGCCGGGTTTTGGGAGATGGTCCAGCAGGGTATCCCGCCCGAACCGGTCACGTATGCCGAGGCTATACAGAAATACGGAAATTTGGCCGTCAGCGGGGGCGTGGAGGCATCGAAGGAAATAATACAGGCGGCGAACAGGCTGAAGGCTGTCAAGAGTTCCATAAAGGCGATGGGGGCCGAAGAGGAACGCCTGAAGGGTCAAATCATCCTCGCGCTGGGGGACCGCGGCGACACGCTCCTGAAGGACGGCAAGACGCTCGCCACCTACAAGCTATCAAAGGGGTCCATCCGGTTTGATACGGAGTCATTCAAGGTCGCCCATGCGGATCTATACCAGCAATTTACCAAGCAGTCACAGGCAGGCAGGCGATTCCTGCTGAAATAGAGAAAGGGAGAGGTGGAGACGATGGAATCAGTGAATCCTTTTGCAGCAAATGGGAATACGGCCCTTGCGACAAGACCGCAACAGCAGAATGGGGGCGGGGCCCTTGTCGAGATTGAACAGCGCCGGGCGATTGCGGAAGTACAGGCGGCGATCATGCTGGCGAAGCAATTCCCACGGAACCCCATCGAGGCGATGGACAGGATACTTACAGCGTGTCAACGCCACACGTTAGCCGAACAGTCCCTCTATTCGTACAGCCGGGGCGGTTCCGACATCACGGGGCCGTCAATACGCCTCGCGGAAGCAATCGCCCAGAACTGGGGCAACCTCCAATTTGGTATCCGCGAGCTGTCGCAGGCCAACGGGGAGAGCACTGTTGAAGCCTATGCATGGGACGTGGAAACGAACACGCGACAAGTGAAGGTCTTCCAGGTTCCACACGTCCGGCACACGAAATCGGGCCGGAAGAACCTGGAAGACCCGAGAGACATTTACGAGACGATTGCAAATCAGGGGGCGCGAAGGCTCCGCGCCTGCATCCTCGGTATCATCCCCGGCGACGTGGTGGAAGCCGCCGTAAAACAGTCAGAGGACACGCTGAAGACCAAGGCCGACACCTCCCCCGAAGCCCAAAAGAAGCTCATGGAAGCGTTCTCCACCTACGGCGTTACCAAAGAGCAGATAGAGAAGCGTATCCAGCGCCGCATTGACGCAATCACACCCGCGCAGGTTGTATCCCTCCGCAAGATATACAACTCCCTAAAGGACGGTATGAGCGGTCCCGCTGACTGGTTCGAACCTCCCGAACAGGCGGCCGGCGAGCAGAAACCCGGAACGGTAGAAAACCTGAAAGACAAATTGCGTAACCGGAAAAAGCAGGAGACTACGGAGACGGTTCAGGCGGAAGAAAACACGACTCCGGAACCCCTCCCGAACATGGACAACGAAGATGACGGATGGCCGGGTCCGCCTGCGGAACCCTGCCTGGAATGCGGAGAAGTCGGCGGCCATGCCCCGTCCTGCCCGTTCGCTGAACCGCCGGAGGGGGAATAGGCCATGACCAAAGACGAAACCGAAATGAAAGTGGCGTTCAACCTCTCCGTGGCGGCCCTCATGCTGTCTGACCTGGGCGACAGGTTCCCGGAACGGTCCAGGGTCAGGACGCGGGCCTACGATATTGCAGGGAAGTGTTTTGACATGCTGTGCGAGTTCCCGTTTCGCGAGGTGCGGCATGAGGAGTTCTGGAAATCGCGGAAGTTGAACATGGCGCTGAATCGGGAAATCCAACGGCTTTATTACCGGCAGGAACCAAAACGGGACGCAAGAGGGCGGTTCGTGAAGGGGGCAGAATGAAACGATGCAGAGTTGAAAAGGTTTTCGCCGAGCGCGCCAGTCTACAAAGATTGATTTCGCTAATGCATGAGGCGAACGTGTCGGCGCACCGGCCGGGACAACCGGAGTATTACCGGGACACTCCCCGCGAGACCGCCGCCGTCCGCCGCGCTTCGATGGACCTGACGAGGGCGCTGGCTGATTTGCGAAAGTCGGATTATGACAAGGTGCCTGGTGAGAAATGACTTTGACGACGGCCAGATAGTGAACAGCCGGAGGGCCGTTCCGCGACTCTGGTTATCGGAGGTTTTATGCAACATCTGGCATTGCAGAAAGTCACAGAAAGGCCAATGACTCAACCATGGGATACAAGACCAAAAGGCAGCGGCCATTATTTCGACGCCGTTAGACCGGTAACGGGTAGCCGATGACCGGACGGCTTTATGTTCCGGTCGATAGGCGGGTTATGCCCGTCGCAATTTCTCTGGAAAGGAAAATCAAATGAACATCAGAAAACACATGGGAATGCTCGGGTTAAGGGTTGAGGACAGAGTTACAGGATTCAAGGGCGTCGTCACCAGTGTCAGTTTCGACCTGTACGGCTGTGTTCAAACAATCGTCAACCCTGGCATGGATAAGGACAACAAGCCGGGTGAATCTCTCTGGTTCGATATTGGTCGGTTGAGGGTACTGGAATCTGAACCTGTCATGGATGTTCCTAATTTCGAGTACGGCGCAATCGCTGAAGGCAAAAAAGGTCCGGCAGAGAAGCCGATGTTTATAAAGGCATAACGGCTCACGGGCTGACCGGCTTGCCCGGTCATGCGCTGGTTAGATTACGAAAGGAGCGACAGAATGGAATTATCAGAGAGACAGGAACGAATTATGAAGGCAGCACGGCGCGGCTATGAGGCGTATTGCGGGTATACCGGCTGTAAAAGTGCTGTGACAGGCGAACCTCTGCCTATTTGGGAGAGTCTGCCGGGTGCCGTAAAAAATGCGTGGTTTGCTGCTGCAACTGGGATTGCACAAGAAATGAGAGGTGAGTCGTGACGACTACTCTGGCTGGACACTCGAAGGCGGAACATGAAGAGGCTGCGGGGATGGGGTTGGAGGATGTTTTTCTGAGTCATCACGAACAGCCATGTGATTGCGCTGTCTGCGACGATATTGCTTTCAGAAAATCCGTGCAAAAAGGCTTCATGAGTATTGCAGAAGTGCATGAACATGAAAAGTTGTTGAGAGAGGAGTTTGATGATGCTCAAGGCAAAATCGCTCGGTTGCAAGTTGACCTGCATCAAACCGTTGTGGATTGCGAGCAGTTCAAGGTTGCGTTGAAAAAGATTGCGCGGGGCACACTGGAGCCGGGACATGTCTACGAACAAGCGGTAATGATGCAGGATATAGCAATCAAGGCATTACAAGAGGCACACGGATGCACCGTAATGGGGGCGAAGGTCTGTTTTGCCTGCGGCGAGTGCGATCCGGTAACTTTGGCAGAGTAATCTAACAGATTGAAATAACCGGAGAGCGTAGCGAATCCGGTTGATTGACTGGTTATGTGGCGGAGGTTAAACGTGGAACTGAGGCTGAAACTATCAGACGAAAAAGACATGACATTTGGCTGGTGCTTCGACCCTGCGTGTCTGGAGAAAATCAGGGACGAATACCATGAGCGAAACGGCGACTTGCAGACGGCAGATATCGAGTTTATCGACGACATTCTGTTGATTGTCTGGGAAGCCGGGCTATTGGAGGTGGACGAATGAGCATGGAATATATAAGGAAACATTACGGAGTGCCTGCCAAGCGGGGCGGGCGAGTTCGGTTCACCCCTGACGGGAACCGGCACCTCGCCCACGAGGGGGTAATCACAGGATCTCGCGGGGCGCACCTGCGGATACGGATGGGTGACGAAAAGCGAACCGGCATTTATCACCCGACGTGCGACCTCGAATACCTGTGAGCCACATAACGGCTTGAGGCTGACCCGGCCTCACGGGTCGAGCCGCTGGTTATCCCTAATCAGCGGCCATAAAAGGAGAAATATCAATGAGCAACAAACTCAAAATCACGAAAATCGAACTGACCACGAAGGACGGTAAGAAAGTTGAATTGTCGCTGGACGAGGCCAAAGACCTGCATGGGCAGCTTGACGAACTCTTCGGCCAGAAATCAGTGCCGTACATCCCGTATTCTCCGATCATCATTGACCGCACCGTCCGCCCCTGGTGGCAACCTTACAATCCTGTATGGTACGGAAATAGTGTCTACTGCTCCAGTAACAGCGGGTTATCTGTCGGCTACTCGGGTTCTGAGGGATAACGTCAAGGGTAACCGGACGCCGGGCAGTTTCGGCGGTCCGCGTTGACCCGCTGGTTAGCCGATTTTATTGGAGGTTTTATGTCTGAGCAGAACGGATGGATAAGCATTGACGACGCTCGCTTCCCCTTGC